ATATCGAAATGATGATGATTATGAATTATCTGAAAAAATGATGGAGTCTAAAGCAAATGTTAATTTAGAGTTTATTAATAACAAGAACTAATAAGATAAATGAAAAATAATTGTGCGTGTAACCCAATAAATGGGGGAGATGGTAATTGCCAGTGTGTAAATTCATCTAATGTTAACATAGAAAAAGAAATGGTAAATCATCCTGACCATTACCAATTTGGTAAAAATAATGAATACGAAGCAATAAAAGTTATTGACGCTTGGGATTTAGGGTTTAGTTTAGGAAATGCAATAAAATATATTAGTCGTGCAGGAAAAAAAAGAAAAGATACAGAACTTGAAGACCTCAGAAAAGGACTTTGGTACCTCCAACACCACATCGAAAACATCGAAAAATAAAACAGGACTTAGTAAAGAAATTTCAGTTTTAGATGCAATCACAACACCAAGTGAATTACTACGAGAAACTTTTATAAATTTTATGTGGGGTTTTTTAGGTAATTCTATTGTCGTGTTTGTTGCAAAAGAATTGGACTTTTTAGTTTTAATAAATTATATTTTGTATTACGTTTTAATTTCGTACATTGTCAACAGAAAAAAATATGACACAATTTTAGGTAAGTTTATCGTTCTACCTGGTTCAGCTGCAATAGGTGCCTTCACAGGATATAAACTAGCTCAAATAATAACAAGTATAATTTAAATAAAAATGAAACTAACGGAAGAACAAAAAAATCATATCCTTAATCAATATAAAGGATTAAAAAATGACGAACAAACACTTGGCGAATTACACGAAATAATTGTGGATTTTTGTTTGGATGAAGAAATTATTGACTTATCAGATGATGAGGATGGAGACCTTTACGAAGAGTTTTCAAATGAAGTATGGGATTATTTAGAAAGTATTAAATAAAAAAAGATATGATAGGTAGTTTAGTGTATGTAAGTTTGTTATTGAATGTAGTATTAATTTTAAAATTGATACGCAAATGATGATAGTAATGGGAATTTTAATTGTTGTTGCAATAGTGTTAACAACTGTGTTAGTGATGGACATTTTAATTGATATAATAATATGAAATACTACAAAATAATTTTGGCGGGTAAAGGAGCAGAACTTTACCCATTTGAATTAAACACAAAACAATACGAAACTTTTCGTGATAACGGGGTAGAACAAGATGAGATGGAATGCGATGATATATGTGAAATATTAGAAGTTGAAAGTTTCCTTGATTCGACAAACGAATCTATTATGGGGCCTTTTGCGGATTCGTTTATTTTAAGAGTTGAAGATGAGGATGGAAAAGTTGTTTATGAAACAGAAGTTTTGGATATAGAAAAAATTGATTACGAAGAAAAATATTGTAGTAATAAAGCTTTTTTAATTGTTGAAAATTATTGTAAAGGTGAACAAGTAATTTATGATATACCACTTGAAGAAGATTTTGATATTGATAAATTAAGATTAAAAGTCTATGATGTTGGTTGTAGAGTCGAAGTAGTAAATGAAATTATATATGATGAAAAATCATATGAAATTTATAAATCATATGGTGATACAACGAGTAAAGGATTTAATTATCATTTAACCGCAGGAATTTAAAAATTATGGAAACAGGAAAAATAATAAATGGAGATTGTATTGAGGTAATGAAAACATTGTCTGATGGGTGTATTGATTTGGTTGTGACATCACCACCATATAATTGCGGAATTAAATATGACACCCACATAGATGACTTACCTATGAATGAATATTGGAGTTGGACACGAGAATGGTTAACAGAAACTTACCGATTGATTAAAGATGACGGTAGAGTTTCAATTAACATTCCCTACGAAGTGAATGTTCAAGATAGAGGAGGTAGAGTATTTTTTGTTTCAGAGTTTTATCAAATAATGAAAGAGGTTGGATTTAAATTCTTTGGAATTGTGGATTTAGAAGAAGATTCTCCACACAGAAGTAAGACAACAGCATGGGGTTCTTGGATGAGTCCCAGTTCTCCATATATTTATAATCCAAAAGAATGTGTAATATTAGCATATAAAAAACAACACATTAAAAAAGTTAAAGGTGAACCAGAATGGAAAGGAGTCCCAACTGAGATTGAACAGGAAGACGGGACATTAAAGAAAAAAATTGTATATGAGGAAAAAGATAAGAAAGAGTTTATGGAACTTGTATTTGGTCAGTGGAATTACTTTGCAGATACTAAATCACTCACCAAGGCAACTTTCTCAATGGACATACCAACAAAGGCGATTAAGATATTGTCCTACAAAAACGATGTAGTTCTTGACCCATTTGCGGGTTCAGGTACTAGTTTGGTGGCGGCAGAAATATTAGATAGAAGATGGTTAGGTATAGAATTAAGTGAAAATTATACTAAAGTTGCACAAAAAAGAGTACAAGACTTTGTTGACCGAAAAAAACAAATTAAAATAGAATTCAAATAAAAAGGTTATTACGACCTTTTTATTTGTTTTATAGATATTTATTAATAAAATAAAAAAATGGTTAACATCTTAATAACTGAAAGACAACTTGCTTTAATTACTAAAAACCAATCATTAAAAAATACGGAATCTCTTAATGAGTCTGAATGGTATAATACTGTTGGTGATATTGCAGGTATTTTTGACCCAACAGGGACTATTGACCTTGTAAATGGAGTTAGTTATTGGAATCAAGGTGATAAGTTATTTGCTATATTATCTTGGATTTCGGTTGTTCCATATGTAGGGGACGTTTTAGCCAAACCTGTTGTTGGAGTACTAAAGGCTGGTGGTAAAGCTACAAGTGCATTTAGAGGAGCCGTAGCTGCCGGTGACGCAGTTAAAATTGCAAAAACCGCTAAAGTTGCTGGAGGACCAATTACTAAAATGGTTGAGAGTGCGCCTACTTGGGGTGGTAAATTATTACGAATATTAAAAGCTGCCGTTGGTAAAGTACCTGGAATTGGTGGACCATTAGTAAGAGCGGTTGAAGAATTTGTTGGTATTTTTACTAAAGCAAGTAAAGAGATTAAGTTACCATCAACTATTACTAAAGGAGGTAAAATAATTAATGTTGAAAAAGGATTATCGTCATTAGAAAAACAAAAATTAATGAAATCTCTTGAGAGAGAACAAGGTAAATTATTCAGGGGAAATAAAGACGTAAGAAATTCATGGTTAAAATATATGAAATCTGACGCATCTATAGGTCAAAAAATATGGGCAGGTGTTCCAAGAATTTTTGGTGGTAATCCCGCAACTAGGTCATTAATGAAAAGAACAAAAGTTTATTTAGGGTTTTTAGATTATATGGGTTTTGGAAATTTTATTGGACCTGAAGAATTATTAGAAAAAATGCCAAACGCCGAGCAACAATGGAATGTGTATTCTCAAACACCTGAAGCTCAAGAAACTTGGAATCAAGAAATGGGTGAAACACTTCCTAATCAAAGTATGGGACAAACACAACCAACCGTTACTAATCCAAGTGTGGGGATGTTAACCCCATCCACTGGAGACCCAATTCAAGGATGGTTATCAGGTATATTTCGTTCAAATGTTGGTAAAGCCGCCTTAATGGCAATTTAATCTATAAAATATGAGAGAAGAATATATGAAAGAAGAAATAATATTAAAATTAGTCCAAATACAAAATCAATTTAGATTTTTACACTGGCAAACATTTGGTGATGCCAAACATAGGTCATATGGTAAAATATATGATTTATTAGGTGACCTAACGGACAATTTTGTTGAATCCATGATGGGTAAATATGGTAGACCTGAATTTGAATCAGAGTTTTCTATAATGTTTCAGGATATTAAAACAATTAACATTCAAAATTTTTTAGATGGTATAACAGAGTTTTTGGTTGATATGACAGACCAATTAGATTCAAAATACGATACAGATTTATTAAATTTAAGAGACGAAATGTTGGCTAAAATTAACCAATTAAAATATTTGTTAACGTTAAAGTCATAACATGGAACAAAAAGTTATGAGATTAACAGAATTAGATTTAACTAAAATTGTTAAATTAGTAATCACAAAACAAGAAGATGGGAAATATCATAAATCAATTCAATTTGAGATTAATTAAATATGAAGAATTTACTCAAAGAGACAGGATTACGAGACATCAACAATTTAGCTAAAAGATATCCAAAATCTGAAATATACTTTCATCAAGATTTGGATGGAGTGACAACCGCAGTTGCAATGAAAAAATACCTTGAAGACAATGGTATTGATGTGGTAGGGGCTCACATAATCCAATACGGTGACAAAGAATTCTCAGTTAAAAAGAACGACGCACAGGGAGATGTGATGCCAGTTCTTGTGGACTTTGCTCACGGTAAGCCAATGTTTGTAATTCACACGGACCATCACGATAAACAAGTTGGAGTTGAAAAAAATACCTCAACACAATTTAGAGGAGCTCGTTCAAATGTAGAAACAATATCTCAAGTAGTGTCTCCAAAAGACTTGTTTCCGTCTTCAGATATCTTATTAATTAATACTGTTGACTCAGCGGATTATGCTAAATATAATATCACACCTGATGAAGTTGTTAACTATATTTACCGTTTGGATAAAGAAAAATCACTCCAACAAAACAAAATGTTATTAGGATTGGTTATTAATAAATTGTTGTTAGCGTTTAAAAACAAACCAGGTTTTTTAGAAGGGTTGGTTATGGATTCTGAACCATCTTTAATGTCTATTTTAAATAACATTAAAAATTGGATGAAAAAAACAAATGCCGCAAATCCAGAAGAATTACAAAAAAATGCTGAGGGATATAAAGATAATATGAAAAACTTTCCAAGAGTTAGTGATAGTATTATTTTTCAATATGGTGGTGGTAGTATGTTTAAACCTGGTTCTTATGATAGATACACACCATTTAGAAATAATCCTGACGCCGACTTTTTAATTATGGCTTGGCCTATGGGATTGGTTCAAGCGTCTTGTAATCCTTTTAAGAAAGACAGAGAACTTAAAGGTGTTAATCTTGGTGAAATAGCTCAAGAAGTATTATCAAAATGGGAGGGACAACTAAAACAAAGAACAATTCCTTTATCAACTATTAAATGGGTTAGTGAAACTTCTGTAGGTCCTGAAAGTATTGGATTTACATTCAACGATTTTGAAGCACTATATGGCGATAAATTTACAACTATGGAAGGTGGTGAAAAAGTTTTAGACCATATTCAAAATATGATGGAAACATCATTTAAAGATTTAACTGAAGAGCATAAAGATATGTTAGATAAAATTGGAATCAACGCTTGGGATTTAATTCAATCAAATTCGGGTGGACACAAATGTATTACAAACATTTCTGGTTTAAATTATTTAGGTAGAGGTAAAAGACCACCTCAAGGACAATATAAGTATGATTCTGAAAAAGATGATTCACCTTCAGTTAAGTTTACAAAGATGATTGCGAATGAGTTTGAAAGAAAACTTAAAGAAAAAATTGCAGAATCAAAGTAAGTATTCAACAACATCACCTGGTTCAATATTCAAATATTCACAGGTTCCACCTTCAAGTTCCAAAACAATATTTCCGTTTCCACCATAACTAGGACATTTATTTCCACGACATGGAGGACAATCATGGTGTATATTAACGATTACGTTATTACGGATAATGATAATGTCTAAGTTAATTATACAATTCTTCATCCAAAAAGATTGTTTGTCTCCACCGATTAAAAATAATAGACCGTCAAAAGTATTATCAAATGTTCTACCCATCATTCCAATAGATTGAGATTCTTTATCTACCAAAGTTTTAACATTAAAAATATTGTCGTTGATTCTAACTTCCATACATATAAATACAAATAATTGTAAAAGATATGTTAATTTGAATTTTTTTTGAAAAAAATTTGACTTTTATGTATAAATGTAGTACTTTTGAAATTGTTGGGCATATTTATAGTTTCCGTGAGAAATGACGGACATCCCCAAAACGTTTCACAATATATATTTGGCAAAATGAGAATTTTGTTTTAACTTTGTGAAACAATTGAGATGAGAGTCTCAAAAAAAAATGTCCCATAGGCATTTGATTATTTGAAAAAATAGTTTTATCTTTGTGGGACATTACTTTAAAAGTTCTTTAAACTAATATATTGTAGGGTAGAAGATTGGTGACTCATGTGGATTATAACCATAAGGTCTGAGGTTCAAATTCTCCCTTTATAAATAAAGAAAAAAAAAGTTTAAAAAAGATTTGGAAAATTGAAAAAGTCTACTTATCTTTGTAAAACAATTAAGAAAACGTTCTTTGAATTAAAGATATTGGGCGGTCTATAGTCCATAAAATAAACCATGAAAGTGGTATAAAGTGAATCATTTGGTTAAGTGGTTTGCGGCTTCCGAAAGGGAGCTCGAGTAGACAAGCGAGATATCGTTAGACCTTGAGTACCGAGGGTGACACTGTAGGGAAACTGGTTTAATGACCAAGCGATGTGGGTCGTTTGGTTGAGGTGGGAACACCAACAAGAATAACTCGTAGAATTATTGTAAGACACATGGTTATCCAACCATACTATTGCGTGATTCAATATTAGAGTAGGTTTAAAACCGAAAGGTAAGAAGTCGTACAGGTGGTGCTGGTGATTCCTTCTTAAAATTTCTACCAAGAAATTTAAGATGAAACAAACTTGAAATATGAAGATAGGGATATCTTAGGGAGTAGTTAAGTATCGTGTTGTTCAAAAAATGACATGGCTTGGTCGGCGAACCGCTACTTTCATCATCCACAACCGCAAACTTTGTTAATTAAGGTTTATAAACAACTAAAAGACAAGGAAAAGCGTTCGCCAGTCGTGATTGACAGGTCACTACATAGTCATGAAATGTTCATGGCCGTAAAGGGTCCCAAACCCAATACGATTGTTGTGAAAGTTCTCTAAGTTCGCAAGACATAATCAGGGTGGCAACCTTGAAGAGCAACGAGTAAAAACAGAGTAGATTACGACTTAAGGATTGGTTAATCTAATTGACCGTGACTGAGAGGTACTTTTCAAAAGAAAGTGGAAATCGGAGGAAAAAATAATCTCCTGTAAAGTCTCTCGTAAGAAGGTGTATTCTCAACCTGAAGCCAAGAACCCCGACAAGAAATTGTTGGGGTTTTTTGTTTTATCATATATTTATTAATATGAAAATAGTAATAACTGAACAACAATTTAAAACCATATTTGAGAATAATTCAAAAGAACAACTGACAGAAAAATGTTGGAGTGGTTATAAGCAAAAAGGAATGAAGACAATGTTTGGTAAGCGATATCCAAATTGTGTTAAGAATGAATCTGAAGAAACAAATGAGGCTTCAAGTCCAGCACAACAAGCAGCAATTGCCATCAATATGAAGAAGAAGGGTATTGCGCCCAAAAATAAAACTTTACATGAAGATGAATATGGTTCAGTTGAGGAGACCAACTTCGTTGTTGGTGACTTATTAACTGAGGCAGAATACCAAGGAAGAAAAGTTCAGTTAGGTAAGATAATGCAAGGTGACATTAAAAAGTCCAAAGTATATGTTAAGAATGATAAAGGTAAGGTTGTTAAGGTAAACTTTGGTTTTGGTGGAAAATCGGCCAAAGGTAAAATAATGAGGATTAAGAAGAATAATCCTGAAAGAAGAAAATCGTTTAGAGCAAGACACAATTGTGATACTCCTGGTCCAAGATGGAAACCAAGATATTGGGCGTGTAGAACTTGGTAGTACTAATCCCTCACAGAAATGTGAGGGTTTTTTGTTTTTAAACATTAAAATAATTTTTTAAATATAAATTTTTTACTATCTTTGTATTCTAAATCAAAGGATATGAATATGACATCACACAACATCAAGATTCAACACGAGACTTTCGGAGTATTATTGAATGAGACATTTGTTAACAATACCCAATTCAAGTTATTCTTGAAGATGGTACAAGGATGTATTGAGTTAAAGAATGATTTGACATTTTTTAACGGAATGGATTTCCTTGTTCATATTCCTCACAAACACTTGGTGAGTTCAATTATTACAACTAACGTTGATGCTTATACATTGGCAGAGCATTTGGTTGCCAAATCTAAATTGGAGGCATTAGAGACAAAATGAGTTTATTAGTTAAATTAATAAAAATCGCACTTGGAGTTGCTGTAGTATACGCGGCATACAAGATTGGTGAAAGTGATGGTAAAAACAAAGAAAAAGATTCTTTAACTGAGGTTAAAACTGACTTGGATATGGAAATTGATTTTATTGAGGGGTTAATTGAAGAGTATCAAGTTATGCCAAATAAAACTCAAAAAGAGTGGGATAATAAACAAATGTTAGAAATTAAATTGGAACAGTTAAAACGAAAGTTATGATAACTATTGACGACATAAAGAAATGGGCAAAACCACACCCAACCACAAAGTTTAATGGTGGTAATGGTAAACAAACTCGATTTGGTACCAATAAAGTTGAATTTTCTATTGTAGGTGGGAATGTTGGACTGTATGGTGATTTTGAGAATACTTTTGAGGTTGCAATTTTTGATGTTGAGTCAAGAGATTTTATTACCCGATTTTTTTATCCTGAAGCAAGTGATGATGTAATTGGGTGGATGTCGAGTGAAGAAGTTGAAAAACTAGTTAACTCGGTAATTAAAAGAGAAGACCTTAGTATTGAGGTATAGTTTACTTGTTTAGAAAAACAAGGTGGTGGAAGTCTGACATATCCTGTCGGTCCCAAAAGAGAGGCTTCGGTCTCTCTTTTTTATTGTTAGGAGTCAAAGTATATCATAAAACCAGTTTGTTTGTATACTTCTAATTTGACATCATCTTGAATTAACTCTATTAACTCATCCCATTCACCCATTTCACCTAAACCTACTTCTTCATATGCGTCTTCAATAGTAATACGTTCATTATCCTCACCCCAAACTATTCCACTATCACCCCAACTATAATCTACCTCAACAAACCATGGTAATCTGTATGGATTTCTAAAAGAATTCTCACGAAATTCAACAATATCAAACGAATTTATTATCAGGTAAACATAATCACCATTTCCATAATTTAACATAACTTTAAATCCTGGACTTGACATCAGACCCAATTTAGAAAAAGTTTGTTGAATAAAATCGGTGGTACCAACTACTCCCAAGTTTGATAATAAATCTTTTTGAAACTCGTGAGGTGTATAATCAATATACTTGGACGCACTCAACAAATTTTCTGTTTGATTTGGATAATCAATTGATTTAAGAAATTTTAAATATTGTTTAAACTCCATAATTAAGGTTTATAAGATAAAAAGTCTTCATAATCTGACCAATATATATTTAAAGATGAGCTATCAGATACTATTAGGTTTATTTTATTTAAATAGGAAATACAATAAACTTGATTAACCTCAACAAAATTTCTTAATTCGGAGTTAGCTTCTGTACTCATTAAAACAATATATTCATCACCTAAACGGTCAAAGTCATATTCAGACATTGCTGGTTCATTTGTTTTTTCATTTAATTTAAATTGAGTTTTTACTTCGTTGTCCCAAGTACAAATGTAATGGTGTATATATGTTAATTCGTCTGTTTCGAATTCACCATTACCATCACATTCATTACATTCTACCTCACCAGCACCATTACATTCACTACATGTTTCTGTTCCATTACCACTACATCTACGGCAAGTATTACCATCAATACCTTCACCATCACCACCACAGGCATCACAATCTTCATAACCATTACTATCACATTTCCCACAATCCTCAATTCCTCTTCCCTCACAAAAGTCACATTCAATATTTGTGTAATATCCTGTGGTGTAAAATACAGATGCGAATGATAATTTATTTATCATATCATCACCCATTTTGAAATCACCAGTTTTTTTAAGTGAAAAAATGTATAGGACTATTTTAATTATTGAATCACCACCAAGAGCATTAAAATATGCTTGTTGGGATTTATATATTTGTGAGTTAAATATATCAAATACCTGTTGAGGACTTCTTACCTTATTTGAAAATAATTCAGATACGTTCTTGGATAACCTTTTTAATTTATCGTTCATTAGTCTTTAATTTATCGTTCATTAGTCTGGATATGTAATAAAGGTTGCCAATGAAAAAGTGTGTGTGTCCTCATAAACATAGTTCATTTTATAAATAAATGGGTCTGAAACATAACAATGTGAGTCACCTGAAAGAATTTTACCTTCTTGGGTTGGGGTATATTGTTTGATTACAGAAATAAATTCATTACACATAATCTTTAAGTCACGGGTAAAGGTATATACATCATCCCCATCAAGAGCTCCTTCGTATTCAAAATCCACTTGGATATTAACTCTTTCAATAATCCACACACCATCTGTGTTTTTCATTTTTTCCAACTCAATGTCTATATCACTGGAAATAAACATTTTTTGTTTAAACTCCATTTTGTATAAGTATTCCAACTTATCCGTCAAACGTTCTAATTTACTTAAAAAATCCGTCAAAATTTCTAATTTATTTTCATTATCTCCCATAACAATAAATAGGTTTATTTTTTAAAAATTAACTATTATATTTATAATATAAAAAAACTATTATTATGACTGAATATATTATAATTGAAAAACAAGAAATTTTAGATAATCCAAATGATTCTGAATTGGGTAGACTTATTAGATTAAAATACCTTAAATCAACTAAAAACGAAGAATGTCCAATATGTGGGGAAGAAAAAAAATGTTGTGATAATAAATAAAAATAACTGAGTAAAATATTAATATGGAAGTAATAGTTACAGGGGCTTATGGATTTATAGGTTCTCATTTTGTGAATAAGTTAAAAGAGTTAAACCCTGATTGTAAGGTAACGATAATTGATAAGTTAACATACGCGGCAAATATTGAAAACATTAAATGTGATGTCAACTTTATCCACGAAGATATTTGGGATATTAAGTATCTTCCTGATTGTGATTATATTGTGCATTTTGCGGCTGAAACACATGTAGATAATTCAATTAAAGATGGCCGACCATTCGTAAGAACAAATGTGGAGGGAACATTCAACTTAGTTGAGTTAGCAAAAAACTTAAAAAGACTAAAAAAGTTTATTCATGTCTCAACTGATGAGGTTTATGGAGACCGGTTAATTGATAGAAAAATGATATTAGCAACAGAAGAATCCAATCTTCACGGAAGTTCTTATTATTCATCTTCAAAAATTGGTTCTGATATGATTGTTGAAGCCGCAGGAAAAACATTTGGTTTACCGTATATTATAACAAGAACATGTAATAACTTTGGAGAGAACCAACACCCTGAGAAAATGTTATCAAAAATTATTCAATGTGTTAAGAACGGAGAAACAATCCCTGTTTATGGTGATGGAGAACAAGTAAGAGAATGGATTCATGCGGATGACAATTCAGTTGCAATTTATAATTTGTTAATGTCTGATGTGACAAATGAAGTGTTTAATATAGGGAGCGGTTATAGAATTACAAATAACCAACTTATTGCAAAAGTTGGGGAGGTGATTGGAAAAACACCTAAATACAAATATGTGACGGATAGATTGGGGCACGACAAGATGTACGGATTACATTGTGAGAAGTACATTGAAAAATTTGGACCAATTAAAACCATCACATTAGAAGAGTGGTTAAAAAAAATGTTAAAATAATTTTAAAATGTTTTGGCAATACTAATATATTAATTATCTTTGTATGAACAAAACCACTACGACATATGACAACTACAACCACCACAATCGAAAAAGTACAGAATTACAAAGGAACAAACTCTTTCATTATCAAAATGAAAGATACAATCAAAAAGTATAACAGATTAACACCAAAACAAGAAGAAGTTGTTCTTGGTATCTTTCAAAAAGAACATAATGAAAGAACTATTGAGATGAATTGGAAAACTCCTGGAGAAACTTTAATTATTGGTCGTAATATTGGCCAAAAATTAAAAGAAACTTACGGATTGGAGTTCAATCCTACATTGATTGACATCACTCGATTATTAAGTGTTAGTCCAAAGGCGGTTAAGTTTTCTGGTAAAATGACAATCAAAAGAGGTAAAGTTTGTACTTCTTGTATGAGAGATTTGACTGACGAGTTCTCAATGTTAACAGGTATGGGTAAGACATGTGCCCTC